CATAGAACACTCCAAGGTCAGCGTGATGATCTAACTTCTCCTGTGGTTTGATTGTGTTAATCAAAAATTCAATTACCTCAAAGTAATCTTCAAACTTGTATCTCTTTTGTAGACTATTATCTTTGTACTCCCAATCTGGAAGGAATTTCTGTCGTAGCCTTTCGATGTCTTCTTTGGGAAGATTGACATAATTTCTGTCTGGTGATTCGTTCAGCTCGTTTATTTTCATTTCTTCTTACTTTTGTTACCCCAGTTGGCCGCGCCTTTCTTACGACACTGCACTAGAGCACCAGAGGCGTAAGCCGAAGGCCAAACCTTGTATCTTGCTTTGACTTTGTGATAGCAGGCATCTTTCTTCTCTGCGAATATTTCAAATTCTGCTTCTGTAAGTCCCTCTACTTCTTTGATCTTTACCATTTCCTGCAACTCCAGTATCTTGCCTTTGTCTTTGGTCCTGGGTTGGCACAGTTGTGTCTTGCCCTAAAACTTTTTCTTGCTTTTGGATTAGACCTTCTGATTTTCATTGTCTTCTGCCCGGCTTTCCTCGCCGAACTTCCACCGTGTCCAAAGTTTACCTTCTTCACGTTGCCTGTTTTTGGATCTTTGACATACACTTTAAATTTCTTAACATCACCTCTCATTGGTTTGTTGAGTGGTACTTTTCTGCCTCTATACTCAGCGTCAAATAATTCTGTTTCGTCTTCTGGGAAACCAAGTTCACCGAACGCTTCATAGAATGCATCGTCGTCCTCAAACGTCATCTCGTCCTCTTCTGGAAATGGCTCGTAGGATTCATTCTGTATGCCATGTGATGCAAGTACAATACTCATGACCTCTGCGAGTCCAACT